TTCGGAGCGTTCGGGCCTCGAGCTTGACGCCACGACCCCATAGGTTCGGGCGCCCTGCGCCGTCGCGTTGTCCGCCCCTCATCGCTCCTCCTCGCGGCGGTGCTCGCCGCACGCCAGCATCCGGTCGAGTAGGTCGATGGCGCTCTGCTGTAGCGTCTCGACGGTGGAACGGAGGGCGTCCCCTGCGGAGGCCCATGCGGCGGCCCATGCGGCGGCCCATGCGGCGTCCCGTGCGGCGGCCCATGCGGCGGCCCCTGCGGCGTCCCTTGCGGCGTCCCCTGCGGCGTCCATCGCGGCGTCCCGTGCGGCGGCCCCTGCGGCGTCCCATGCGGCGGCCCGTGCGGCGTCCCATGCGGCGGCCCGTGCGGCGTCCCCTGCGGCGGCCACTGCGGCGGCCCATGCGGCGGCCCATGCGGCGGCCCGTGCGGCGTCCATCGCGGCGTCCCCTGCGGCGGCCACTGCGGCGGCCCATGCGGCGGCCCATGCGGCGGCCCGTGCGGCGTGCACGATACTCCCAGCCGCCTCCGCTGTCGTCAGGCCCACGATCTCAGGCAGCGCACGCAGAGCCGCCGCGTGAGGCGCGAGCGACGGCACAAGGTCAAGCCCTGCCGGCGTATAAATGCGGATCAGCCAGTCCAGCGCGAGATACGCGCGGCGCTCCTCTGTGGCATCGTCACCACGCGATCCGACGAGGCGCGGAACCCACACCGCACCGGGAATGAGCCGGTCGCGGTCCTCCTCGGATAGCGCGTCGTTCCATGACCGCATGAATGCTGCGATGACCGGCGAGGCGCACGACGGCTTGTCGCTCCACGGCTCGCCAGCCATGTAGGCGACGGCCTCCATGATGCAGAGGTCGCGGTTGCCCGTGGGGGCGGTGGTGGCGTCGTGAGAGCCAACGCCAAAACGAATGGTAGCAAGATCCATAGTCATTCCCCCTCGCGGCGGTGCTCGCCGCGCTCGATGATGTCGGCCACCGGCCCATAGCCGGGGCGCGTCCGCAGGTACGCCACGACGGCGGCGCGCTCCTCAGCTACGGCCGCGGCTATGTCCTCTTCGAGCAGCTGGATCGCCTTCTCGATCTCCGCTTGCAGATCGGTACCGGTCATGGCGCCGCCTCCAGCGCCGCGACGAGGGCTTCCACTTCTGTCTCGCCTTCCGCGATGTTGTGGCACCCATCGTCATCGTTGAGGCAGACAGTCCACCCGCCATCCTCGTCATGCCACGGCATCGCGTAGGCTTCATGATCGCCGCAGGATTCACGCACCATCGCGAGCAGGCATCCGACGGTCGCCGGGTCGCGCAGGTCCGGCACGTCGATCGCGCTGTTCCATCGCCAGAGGAGCGAGTCGTCCCAGCTGCGGCCCTGCACATCGCGCATCCCGCGCATCGGCCGGAAGTGTTTACACGCGACGAGGCGCCGCCCGAGTGAAATGTGATCCATGATGCTCATCGGACATCCTCGCTCACGATGGTGAGGACAACCGTTCCGATCTGATCAACATACTGATCTCCGCAGTTGCGGGAGATGAGCGCGGGTCGCTCGTTGAACACGGCTTGGCAATAGCTGACGAACTCAGCGCACGACTCAAACGTGGAGGCCTCGGCGCAGTATCGATCGTTGTTGCAGACGTACATGATGTCCTCCTTCTCGTCGTCGGCTTCATCGCCGCCCGACACATCATAGATACCGCACCGCATTCTATGATGCAAGAAGGAGCATAAAAAAAGCCGCCGGGATGCACCATGCGCCCCGACGGCTTCCCGCCTTCCATCGAAGGTTTAACCGATCTTCACGCCACGCACGGTGAAGGGCGTAGCCAGGCTCCAGTTCCCGACGGCCATGAGGCCCTCGAACGTCTCCATCCGGTAAACGGTGCGCTGGACGAGGGCGTTGGAGCTCGCCGCAAGCCACGCCTTCCGAGCTCCGACGTAGGCGCGGATCCACTCCTTCTCGTCGCCGCCGTTGGCGGGACTCTTCTGCGGAAACGCAGCGCGGTGCGTGGCGACCCGGCCAGGCCCCGAGTGAATGCAAGTGTCGTAGACGACGGCGTAGCCAAGGGCAGTCGTGAGGCCGATCGCCTTCGCGTGCGTGACGGCAGGGTTCCAATAGTTCTCGTCGAACACCTCGTCCTGCGCGGCCTGCATCTTGGGGTCAGCGCCCGCCTCCTTCAGCAGGCTGACGAGGTTCTTGGCCCAGTCGGGCGGAGCGGACGGGTTGAGCTTCGCCGTCTCGTTCGCAGCGAGGCGCGGGACGTAAGCCTTGAGGGCCTCGGCGTGCTTACCGCCCGCCGCGATGTACTTCTGGACGATCTTGTCCAGCGACCCGGCGTTGTCCGTGGCCTGGTGCTTCCCGTAGCTGATCCCCGCGCCATCGCGGAGGATCGTGCAGGTCTGGTACGCCGCGGGCGTCGGAACCTTGCCCGTCTCGAACACGGACAGGATCGAGTCGATCGCCTTCTTCTGCTCGTTCGTAACGCTCATGAGTCCCCCTTAGAAATGGACTTAGTTCCAAAGAAATAAGCGAACACCATCAAGCACGTATCCTTGATGAAGTGCAGAATGATCGTGTGCTCCTCGTCACTCAGTAGCGACGTATCCGGCCCGGCGATGAGCAGGTCAGCGATGTAGGCGCCGATGACGAGCGCCACCAGCGAGGTAACGAACCGCGTGAGGTACTCCTGTTCCGTTTTGGCGGTCACGTACATGCGCGAGATCCCGAACTGGATCGACCCGACGATGAAGAACCCGAGGGCGATCGCCGCCAACGTCGTGCCCTTGTCGTCGTACAGGCTCGGATACTCGCGCGCAGCTGGCGCAGCTGGCGCCTGGACAGCTACGAGCTCAGGCGTGGCGGTCTGGTCTGGGTACATGCTGGCTCCTATTCGACGAGATGCGCGAACATCGGGCCGAGAGTGTAACGGATGCGCGCTCTTGCGATCTCTGCATATTCCGGCGACAGTTCGCACCCTACGAAGCGCATCCCCTCAAGCATCGCTGCGCGCCCCGTGGACCCGGACCCGGTGAACGGATCAAGCACGAGGCCTCCGGGCGGCGTGACCATTCGTACGAGGTAGCGCATGAGCTCCGTAGGCTTCACGGTCGGATGGACATTGACGAGGTCGCGCGCAGTGCGTCCTGCGCCAGCCCGTGGACTGTTTAGACCCTTCTTGTCAAAGTCCCCTTGACATTCAACGGCTGGAGGAATGCGCCTTGGGATGTCACCGATCACCTCCTCACGATCGGATCTGTCCGCCTTTGCAGTGTAAAAGTACCGCGCGGCCTCGCGTAGCCCCTCGGTCGCCTCGTCGCTGCCGTCGTGGAGGACGTTGGTGGGCCAGCGGCCGATCTGCGATGGCTCAAACGTCCTACGAGCCACGGCAGGCGCGTAGGACGTCCGCGCCGTGTTGATGCCTTGAGTAACAGCGTTGTCCGTGTAGCCATCTCCAGACGTGACGCGGCACCCATCGACATTGATCGCACCCGTACCGTACCGCAGCACGTTCGCCGCGACGGTCCCGGCCAGCGGCTTGCGCGCCATGCAGATCGGCTCGTGCGCTGGCTTTAGGGCAGTGCCCCAGCCCTTCCACGCAGCGGCGTGCTCCGTTGGGCCGCTGCCCCGAAGGATGCCGGAGAGGCCGACACCGTACACCGTGCCGTCGCCCCGGCGATTCGTGCTTGTCCCCGTGACCTCGCGTGTGTCCTTGGGGTAGCCGAACAACGCCTCCAGCCGCGCACGGTAGTCCTCGCTCGGAACGATGAACTCCACGGGCTTGCCTTCGGCGCGGGCGCGACCCTCCTCCCAATCGCGCACGCTGGCTTCTGTGCAGCCGACGCGCTCGGCCACCTCGGTGCGCGTCAGCCCCGCTGCATCGCGCTGCTCGCGGAGCCAGCACGCCGTTTCAGCGGGCGATGTTCCCCCTGCCTTCGCGATAGCCTTCGACACATCCAGCGACTTCGGGAACCCGCTTCCATAGACCCACATGATCTGGTCGCGAATGTCGAAGCCAGCGTCCTCGATGGCGCACGTCATGCGGTGGTAGGTGCGCGAGCCGGAGAAGGCCAGCAGATGGCCTCCTGGCTTGAGCACGCGGAACGCCTGCCGCCACACCTCGAGGTCGTAGGCGATCCCCGAGGCGTCCCAGCGCTTTCCCATGAACCCGAGCTCGTAGGGCGGGTCGCTCACGATGGCGTCGATGCTGGCGTCTGGGAGCTCAGCCATGCGCGCTCGACAATCACCGACGAGGATACGCGCGCGACTCACGGCACGCCCCCATAGAGCGCGAGGCACGCCGCATCCGCGAGTCCATCGTGCGCCTTCCGACGCCTCCCCGGCGTCAGGTCCAGCCCTGGGATCATGGCCGCCCGCGCGATGGAGCGCGCCTTCCCCTCCCCTGGGATGTCTCGCAGTATGATCTTCTGCCACGACTGCGGCGTCGGTTCGATGACGTGCGGCACACGCCCGGCGAGGATGCCACGCCAGAGCCCGGCGCCGTACCCCATGCGGAACATCGACGCCACGCCCTGACCGGGCCGAGAGGCCACGCGCTCAAGAACCGCCACGGTTACGCCATGATCGGCGCACCACTGGCCTACGAGGCCGTCCATATGCTCCGGGACGTAGCCATCCGGACAGAGGTCGCGCGTGCATCGCTGCTCCACGATGCGCCCGAGCGCGTAGACGACGAGGGCGCCGTCGAGGCCGGGATCGATGCCGAGGACAGTCATAGTTCTACCTCTCCGATGCGTCCGAGTGAACCCCACTGTTCGGCCATCGCCTGCGCGATGCCTGAGAAGGTGGCGCTACGAATCTTCCAGCGGTCCACGGATGGGCTAAGGCGGTTCTGGCCGCTATCGGTCTGGTTGCCCCATCTCTTTCGGCCGTCGACGATTCGGGGCTCGACGAGTCGCGTGGGCGTCAGCGACGGCAACCCCTTCAACCACAGACAGGTAGCCTTCGATGCGTCGTGTCCATACTGCCACGGCTGAACGATCTGATCCGGCTTGCGGATCCGGCTGCTGATGATGCTGATCGGGTTCTCGACGGCGATGCGAGGAATAGGGGCATCCATCAACAACCGAACGAAGCTAAGCGCATCCTCCGTCAGTTGCGGGTCGCGTAGGCCGCGCCGAGTCCGGTGCATTCCAGACACTGACAAGTAGGTACAAGGAGGATGCGCGATCATCATGTCCCAGCCTGCGCCGAGGACGTCGCTTACGTCGCCTTGGTAGTGCGGACCCGGTACGTCGCTGGGCAGCAGATCGCAGCTAAGCGCAAAGTGCCCAAGCGCGCGAAAGGCGTCGCGGACGGCGCCGCTGTACTCGCAAGCGACAAGGACGCGGAGAGGTGAAGGCAAGGCGTTCTCCTGAAGGCCCGATGACCATAGCGAGCCCATGACACGGCGTCAAGGGTTCTTGACGCTGCGGTAGAGAGATGGTACAAGGACGCCCGGCCTCAGTTCAGGGCGAAGGAGCAATATGAACGAATCTGCATCCGTCATCGACCCTGAAACCGACGTCTTTATCCAAATCATTGAAGCGCATCGTCGTGTGCGTCACTGGAGCTTTGCCGAACTGGCGCGGCGCAGCGACCTCACGCAGCCAGAGATCAGCCGTGTCATCCATGGCATTCGAATGCCGACTCTGCGTCACGTACGCGGAATGGGCAAGGCGTTCGCGAGTGCGCCATCCGCGCTGCCCGATGAGCCGCAGACGTACGCTGAGTGGATCGCGCTGCTGGTCGAACTCGCAGAAATGGCCCGCCTGAGCGTGCGCTCTAAGGAGTAGGTATGTCGATTGTAGACGATCTCGCTGATGAGCTTGACGATCCGCTGGTTCGGCTCGACCCGCCTGAGGTCTACGATGCAGCGGTTGTCGGGTACGCGCACTACAAAAGCACTCCTGTGTTGGTGTACGACGCCGACCTCGTAATCGCGCAGAAGATGAAGCACGACGGTGATTCTTACGAAGACGCCCTCGAATGGCACGAGTTCAACACGTTTAGCGCGTGGATGGGCGAGGGTGCCCCCATCTTCCTCTGGAGGATGCGCCATGATTCCTGAGCAGTTTGATGAGGCAATCCGTATGCGGAAGGCAGGCACGACCTACGCCGCTATCGGATAGCACTTTGGCATGACCACGAAAGATGTGTATTATCGGCTGACGATGCCGCTGTACTCGCAAGCTACAAGTACGCGAAGCTTCATAGCTCTTCGTGCTCCCCATTCTTGATGTCACGCGCTGCGCCCTGGAGGCCCGTAGCCTCGAGGTACTCGATGACCCGCGCGCGTTCCTTCTCTCGCGCCAAGTGCACCTGACGACACCACCATTCCGACGTGGACTTGTTGTAGCCCTGCGTGAGCTCGACTTCGGCGCGGGCCTTCCGGAGCTCCTCGATGGCGCGGGCCAAGCTCGACTCCAACATGGCGAGATCGATACGCCACTCCATTACTTCACCTCATGTACGACGGTCCAGACAGGATCGGGCGTCGGGATGCCGCACGCCTCGTAGAGCTCAAGACACTCACGCGCGGACAGCCCGAGGACGTGACACAGCACGACAGCGCCTTCCGGCGTCGGGCAGCTGCGCCCGTTGACGTAGTTGCTCACGCGCTGCCGCGGCGCTCCGAGGGCGTGCTGCACAAACGCCCGCGAGAGCTCGCGCTGCGAGACGTTCTTCGCCAGCATGAAACGCCGGATCGTGCGCTGCGGTTCCATGCCCTACCTGTAGCCCGACGAAGAAATGTTGTCCATCACGGTGGACGTTTCCATCGGCTCCGTAGTACATATGGTGCACGACTTCGGTCGCACTCGCCACGCAGGAGCAGATATGAGCAGCATTGACCTTGGCGTTTTCGTTCGTAACCTCGGCACCCTGGTCCTCCTGGGCGCCTTTGCCGCGGCGACCGCGTATGCGTTCGTCCACCCCGAACCGTGCGTGCACATGGCGCACGGCCTCGTCTGCCGTTGAAGGAGTAGAAACAATGTCGTTCCATATGTCCGCAACCATCGGTGAGCTCGCGAAGGCGCTCGCCGCAGCCCAGACCGAGATCACGCCCGCGAAGCGTGAGTCGGTGAACCCTCACTTCAAGTCGCGCTATGCCGATCTTGCTTCTTGCTGGGATGCCGTTCGCGGCCCTCTCGCAAAGCACGGCCTCGCGCTCTCCCAGCTGGTAGGCGGCGACGGCGACACCGTCCGCCTCACGACGATGCTGATTCACTCCTCCGGTGAGTTCATCGGCTCCGACGCCGTGCTGCGCTTGACGAAGCATGACCCGGCGTCTGCTGGCTCTGCGCTCACTTACCTCCGCCGCTACGGCCTGAGCGCGATCGTCGGCCTCTCGACGGAGGATGATGACGGCGCATCTGCGGGCACGCCTGCTACGGCGACTGAGGTCGCCTCCACCTGGTCAAGCGCCACGCCGACGGAGAAGCTCAAGGCTGCCACGGCGCTCATCGAAACGGCGTTCCCTGGCGCAAAGACGACGTACACGCCAATGGGCAGCGGGGCCGATGGTGATCCGTCATGCCCGGTCTGCGGGAACCGCATGTGGGACAACCGCGGGACGCCCGAGAAGCCCAAGGCCAACCCAAAGGCGCCCGACTTCAAGTGCCGAGACAAGGCATGTACTGGCGTCATCTGGCCGCCCCGTGGAGCGAAGAAGCCTGCCGCTGCTGCGCCTCCTCCCCCGCCGCCGCCGCCCTCCGATGACGACGCCCCCCAGTATGATGAGGAGATCCCGTACTAATGACCGGCCATGAACTCATGAAAGAAGCCGGGGCACTGATCGCTCTCCTCGAGGCGCCGGAAGGTGCCGACGCGGACGCCTTCGACTCGCTGTTGGCGAACTGGCTCGACTCCACCGACGACAAGATCACGGCCTATTGGGCCGTGCTGCGCCGGATGGGTGACGAGATGGATCAGCTACGCGACCTTGAGGGCACCTTGCAACGCCGTCGCCACTACATCGATCGGCAGGCCGAACGGGTGAAGGCACTGGCCACGGAGCTCCTCGCAGCACGCGAGGCCCTCGGCGAGGAGTCAAAGGTGCGTACTCCTCTGTTCTCCGCGTGGCTCGGCACGACAAAGTCGGTGGAGGTGTCCGTTCCTTTTGAGGAGCTCGAGCCATGCTATCAGCGCGTCGTCGTCGCCGTGGACAAGCGCGCCCTGATGCGTGACCTCGAGGTCGGGCGCGAGGTCGCGGGCGCCTCCCTGGTCGAGAGTCGAGGTGTACGATGGCGCTGAAGCGCGTGTACGAGCGCTCGGAGACAGCGCAGGCGCGGGCCTACCTGGTCCTCGCTGAGCGCCTGAAACCCGTGTCCACGCGGCACATCTGCGAGGCGCTGGAATGGAAGGACGGGAAAGCGTTGGACGTTCTCGCGGCCCTACACGACCGCGGCCTCGTCCGGCGTACTGAGCTCGAGGTAAAGGAGCACGTCGGGCGACGGTTCGCCCGGCGCGTCGAGTACCGATGGGAGGCGTTGCTGTGAAGCCACCTGGACATACATGTCCGGCGATTGACCGGGCTCAGAGCTCCATGCGAAAGTTGGCCTGGAGAGCGGCTGGAGGCTCGTCTCCCGTCACTCCTGCCGAGGTGCTTAGCGCTGGGATGCTGGCCCTCGAGGAGGTGCGGATGGAGAACGCGCAGATGCGGCAGGCTCACGCCTACATGCTCGAGGAGATCGAGAACATCCGCGTCGAGCTCCTCGCGGCGCAGCGTGACTGTCAGACGTTGCGCGATGAGATGCAGGCTGCCCGGCCTGCGCTCGCTCGCGGTAACTTCCTCGACGCCGTGTGCTTCGGGGACGCCGACGACAAGGCCCAGCTACTCGTATACGCCCGCGATCTCGTCGCTAAGGAGGGCAAATGAAGTGCACGCGATGTGGCGGCGCCCTCGAGGTCGTGGACACCATGCCACCCGCGAAGGCGTCAGCGAACAAACGTCGAGAGGCCCGCCGGGTCGTGGCCTCATCGTCGGAGTACATCATTCGGCGCCGACGGTGTAAGGACTGCTCGCAGTGCTTCTATACCGTCGAGGTCGAGATCCCGGATGCGCCGATCAGACCGGGATGAAGATCAGTTCATAGTTGGTGCTGGCGCTGGGGCTGAACAGCGCCACCACTGACGCAGACTGAAATCCCGAGTGATGGCTGGAGTCCGCCTTGATCTGGAGCGGGTCCGCGATCGTAAAGAACATCACAGGCGCCGCTCCGTCTTGCGTGAGCGCCGGATCAAAGGAAATCCGGAGCTCGCGTGACGCTTTGTCGCGATTGTGCAAGATCACCGCCACGCCGGGGACGTTCGGGATCGTCACCAGCTGGCACGTATTGATCGTGGAGGGCGTCGTGCCCGAGTAGACATACGGGATCGTCGGCAGGTTCGAGACGTTTACGGCGGGCATGATGTCTCCTACGGCCGCGTGGCGCGGGCCTTGATCTTCTCGTCGATCTTCTTCAGCAGGCGCTTCTCGAGCTCCTTCTCATCGAACGTGTCCATGCTGGACGTGAAGGAACGCACGTTGCGGTCGATGCGCTGGATTCGCCCGTCGAGCGCGGCAAGCTCCTTGCGGAGTTCGGCGGTCGTGGCCTGACACGGTGGCGGCTGCGCGCCTGCCATGCCCTGCGCCTGCGCGTCGAGCTCGAGGCGCTTCATCGCCTGTTCGTGGCGCTGGTCCGCAAGCTGCGTCCAGAACTTCCAGCCCGCGGCGCCACCTCCGACGACGATCAGCGCGAGGATGACACCGACGATCGGGTTCCCGCCCGCGAGGTCCGCCACCTGCGACAGGTCAGGCGTGGCAGGCGTCGCCACCTCGGTGCCTGCGGTGCTCTGCTCGGAGCTCTCCGTGCTCTGCTCGGAGCTCTCCGTGCTCTGCTGAGAGGCGGCGGGAGGCTTCGGCGGCTGAGGCGCGGGGTCTGGCGTGGGGTCGGGCATCGTCTTTTCCTCATCGTATGCGACAGAGAATACGACGCCCGCCGGGATCGTGCAGTCGTGGAGCTCCTCCGCCGTCGTGGCCGTCACCTGGATGCGGTCACCTGAGTCAACGTCGCACGGCGGCCGCGAGTCGCTCATTAGTCCAGAACGTCGAGCGCTACCTTCGAGGTCAGCTTCGACAGCCTACGGAGAAGCTCGCGCGCCTCCAGCGGGTCGAGGCGCTTGACGCCCGTGTCGTCTGGCTTGAGCGCCCGGTCAAGGAACGACACCAGATCGGCAAGCTCAAGGGCGAGGCCGACGGCCTCGTCAGGGGTCAGCGGCATACGTGCTCCTCAGTGTTTAGACCGGCTTCCACGCCACGATCGCGCCGGTGTCGTCCTCAGTGATGACGCACGGGAGCATCCACCCGTCCGTCTCTGCCTGAGCCATGTAAACGGGCGGGATGCCCTGTAGAAGCGCGCTGCAATCGTTCAGCGTTGCAAGCTGAATGGCTGCGTCGATCGCCATCGTAGGGTCAACGATTAGAAGGTTCTGCATAGTTACGCACCGCCAAACGAGATGAGCGCCACCGTCCCTGCGGTGCCGGACGCGCCGCTGGTCGCTGCGGTGCCAAGGCCCGTGCCGCCGGTTCCGCCGATCGCCTGGACCGTTCCACACGACGACGCCGCCGTGTTCGTGACCAGCGTGACGAGTCCGCCAGCCCCGCCAGCCCCGCCACCTGCGCCGCCGAGCGTGACGGTGCCGGATGCGTTCGCTCCGGCCCCGCCGTTCGCGCTGATACGGCCAGAGTTCGCCACCGTGGCTGCAGCGATCCAGACGATGCCGCCGCCACCGCCACCGCCACCCGAAACGGGCGTGTCAGTGTTGACGATGACGCCGCCGCTTCCGCCGCCACCGCCGCCGTTCCACGACCCCCCGGTCCATCGGCCAGTGCTCCACGTCCCGGCGAGGCGCTGTACTGGAGACGGAGCAGCCGCGCCGCCGCCGCCGCCGCCGAGGTAGGCCCCGGAACCCTGGCCACCGATGCCGCCCGTGGGGGCTGCGCCGGTGTCATTCGCGGACGAGTTGCCGCCAGACCCGCCGCCGACGTTCCCGCTGCCGGTCGTGTTGCGGCCTGCCCCGCCACCGCCCGCAGCACCGCCAAGGTAGGCTCGAGACGTGAGCGCGCCTCCTGCCGTGATGCCAGATGCGGCGTTCCCGTCATCGTTGAACGAACCCGTCGCCGCGATGGTCAGCGTGCCGTTTACAAAGATCCGATACCCGGCAGGCTTGAAGGCCGTACCCGCCGGGATCGTTACGCTCGAGAACTGGCGCTCCGTCGTAGCGGTGTAGGTGCCGACTACCGTGAGGCTGCCGTCGCCACCGTTGCCATAGATGCCAGCCGTGAGAGCGGGAAGCGAAGGCGTCCCGTGCGTGTGGTCGGCGCGGGCGTAGTCCGTGGACACGCCGACGGAGCTTGCGCTTCCGAACGTCGTCTCCGTGACGACGGTAGACGCAGGCGTCCCAGCGCCTCCGCCGCCCGCAACGCTGGGCAGGGCCTGCGAGCTCATGCGAGCACCTGGTACACGATGCGGAACGCGAAATCGTTGTCAGCGCCCGCGTCCGGCGAGGGCTGGAGGTAGATCCGCCCGTCGGTGTCGGTGTTGCAGAGCACGCCATCGGATGCCACGTCGAACAGATCGGCCACGGCGGTAGACGTACCCTTGAACTCCTGGGTGATGTCCTCATTCGCGCCAGTGCTCGAGGAGAACAGGCGCGGCACGAACGTGGCGGCGGTCCCGGCCGAGCGCCTCAGCTTGAGGCGCAACACGGACACGAGGTGCGTGGAGTCCGCGATCTGGATCGTGACCTTCGTCGTGGCGCCTGCGCCCGTAATGGTTCCGGTCGCTACCTGGAGGATGTTGTAAACGGGAACGGCCATTACTCACCCACGGGAAGAACGGGAGGCGCGACTGCGGGCACCTGGGCAGCCACCGGAGGCGTGAGGCTCAGCGTCGGCGTGATCACCTGAACGCCAGCGAGCGCCATCAATCCGAGGAGCGCCATTACGCCGAGGGACCGCACGTCCGAGCGGAGGTCCGCGATGATGGCGCGGAACTCCTCTGTCTGGACCTTGCGGTCAACGCTCGTCTGCTTCATGTGCTGGCTGAACAGTTCAGCGAGGTCCGGCGAGGAGCTCATTTCACGCTCTCCTCGCGCGAGTGTATCGCATCAGAGGGGGCGACGGTATGCGGACTAAATGACGATCCAGCCCGTACCGGTGCTTTGCACCATACATGCGTTCCGAGAGTTTAGGACGATGGTCGCGCCTGCGTCGATGAGCTCGGCGCCGTTGGCGTCCACCGTCACGGTGTTCTGACTCGCCGCAGCG